GTTAAGGCCAGTCAATTCTCGGAAGCGCTCGACCATCGGCGCTCTGACTTGTTCCAGGACGTCCATGCAGGCGTGCACGAATTCGGTGTCGATCTTGATCCCGCGCTGGTTAATTTTCTGATCGAGCACCCACGTATGCCGCTCGGATGCGCCGAGGCCCTGGGTGGCGAGATAGACGCCATACTGCGCGTTGACGTCCTCGGCGCAGTAGTCGTTGTTGCGCTGGAGATTGAAGTCGTTGTGGTGGCTCCAGCCGCCGAGCCGATCGGGCTTGCACATGATCAGCATGTGCCGGTGCCCGTCCATGTCCTTTTTCACCGGCAATTCGAGCGCCGTCACCAGCGCGTCGAGCCCAAGCGGCAGCGCCTTCATACCAGCGACCGCCATTGTGTCATGCCAGCGTTCGGGCGGCAATTCAGGATAGCCCATCGGCACCATGTGAAATTTCCACATGCCCTGTTCGAAGCCGGCGTTGTGGGCGACGAAAATCACTTCGGGATCGGACGCAAGCGCCATCAACTCGGGATCGAGCGCGTGAAGCTGCTTTTCGGAAAGCACTCGCGTCGGCGCAGGTTTGCCATTCGTCACAACCTTGATCCCGAGGCAAAGCGGGAAGGTGGACATATCCGACACGTATTTCCACGCGCCGATCTTTTTGAGATCGACACGGCTGGCACTCTCAAAATCGACCACTACATACTTCACAAATCATACTCCAGCGCGAGCGTGCCAGGATAGGTCCGCTTGATCCAATCACGGATATCGGCAACCGTCTCGACGTAGTTGGTCGTGGGCTCGATCACCTTGGCAGGATCGGCCGGAAAATTGACACGGATTTTCGCCTTGACCATCGGCGTCAACTTGTCGGGATTTGCCGCAAGCCATGCGTGCACGGCAGGGTCGATCATGTGCCTGTCTCCGCCAAGAGAATTGCCGACAGATTATCCGCTGTCGGCACCGGAGCGTCGCTTACCAGGCCGGCGCATCTTCCTTCTGCTCGAAGTCGGAATTGCTCGGAGCGCCCGCAGTCGGGTCGAAATCCGAGTAGCCCGCGAAGCCGCCGAACACCTGCGAATTGTCCGCGCCGCCACCCGTCGAAAGCCGCTCACCCTTGCGGACGAAAAGGCAATTCTGGAGATAGGCAGTCGTGCCGTCCTTGGCGTCGAGCGTCTTGCGCCGGAACGCCTTGAAGGCGATGGCGGGCACGACATAGGCTCCAGGATAGAACAAATCCTTTCCGGCCTGCGCGCGTGCGTGTTCTTCGTCGGGGATATCGATGATCTTGCCAGCTTCGAGCCGTGCAAGGGCGACGTCGTATTGCGACGAGGCAGTGAGAATGCCAGCGTAGGGGGCATAGAGATCGGCGCGCTGTTGCGCCCGTTCCTTGATCTTGAATGCTTCGTCAGGCGACTTGCCTGCCGCATCCAATTCGGCCTTCTGAAGCGCTCGCTTGCCTGCCGTCGCGCCGCTCATGCAGGCAAGATAGTAGTCTGCGGGATTGGTGAAGGTGCCCAATTCGGCCCTGATCGCCTGCACCATGATCTGCACGATCGCGTCGAAATCCTCCTGTTCGATCCCGAACGTGCCGGAAAACTTCGGCGTAGCGTTCTGCACACCGCGAGGGGCCGACTTGGCGGTGATCGAGGAATAGAGAAGCCGAGCGGGCTTGGCGAGCGTGTAACGGTGAGTTTCAGCCATTTTCAGTTTTCCTTAGTTTCATCGTTGCTGCACGGAAACCGCCGTGCCGGATCTATCTAGCATACTATCACGATACTAGAAACCCAATTCCTCGGGCCGCTGTGCATGTGCTTCGAACACCGCCGCATTCGTCTTGGGCTTTGCCTCGGGACGAGGATCTGAAATCGGTGCGACAGACAAGCCGGCGCTTTCGGGCTTGTAGCCGTATTCGAGCGCCAGAGCCTTACCGGTGCTCGACAGCTTCTCGATCTGCGCAGGGCTCTTAATCTTGGCCGGTTCAAAAGCTTTGTCACCGAACGCCGCAGTCAGCGCCGCTTGAGCCCCAGGCTTCCATACGCGGGCCGTCTTCTTCTCGACCAATTTGGCGTACTTGAATTTCGAGCCTGCCACAGCGCGGGCGTGGATCGTGGTTTCCAACACATTCATGAAGCGCCGTGCGTGTTCCCGCTGCGAATAGTAGCGGTCCAATTCTTCATCAGTGAGCATGAGAATGAAATCCTCCGAACCTTCGACAAATTCCTGAAACGCCTTTTGCATTTTAGGACAGTCGAGCAAAACAGGGCAAAACTGGCAATGCGAGCCAGGAACGAAATCGTCGTCCTCGACCTCTTGGGTTGCCGTCAGTGAATTCATGCGAGGCAGCAATTCGTTGTGACCCCAATCGAGTACGTAGCCGAGCGTCGTTACCCACGTGTCCGGTTCTTCGAAAATGCCGTAGAAATTCGGCTGCACGATACCGAGATCGCATGGGAAATCCCGAGGCAAGCTGCGCAGATGCTCGTCAGCCATGATCATCAGGAACGCGTAATAAAGAAGTTGCCGGTTGCCGCCCGCAGCGACGCCAATGCCTTCACCATTCTTGTAATCGCGAAGCCACAGGGCGCGCTCGTTGTAATAACCGAAATCGACGGTGCCGCGCAGCAGCGGGTGCAGATCAGGCAAATGGATGGTTTCTTCGACCAGCACGCGTCCAAAGCCGCCGCGATCCACGATGCCGAGACATTCGTTGAAATAGACTTGGACGGCGTCGAGATCGATACCACCAGGCCAGCCGGCCAGATAGCCACCGAAGTCCTCGCCGAGAAATTCATAGGGCTCCGCGTTTTCGAGGATTGCCCGAGCGCACAATTCATGCGCAGCGGTGCCGAGTTTCGCAAAGTCGCTTTCGACGTGCTCGAATTCGTCGTTTTCGAGTTGATGCCGGTGCAGCAGGAACGAGCCGGCACAGGTCATGAATCGATGGGCTCCGGAACCACCGAGCGGAGAGTGTTCTAGGTGGATCATTAGTGCGCCCCCAACAAATCATTGAGCCGCTGCATCGCCGCAGTCTGATTGTGGACGCCGAGCCGTTCCCAAATTTCGGAAAGCGCCGCTGCGGATGCCTGTGCGGCTTCGCTGTCCGACGAATATCCTTGAGCCCAAACGGGCCGCAGACTTTCGAGAGCGATGTTGGAGCGCTCCAGACTATCGACCTTGCGGCGCAGCGAACCGATTTCCTGCCAACACGTTCTTGCCATTTCAGGCACGGTCGGCAACTTCGCGAGCACGTCTAGGGCTTGAAGAATATCCATGTCAAATTCCTTGGCTGCTTCGTGGTTTCTTCGTTGTGGTGTTGGGCCGGCCATCCTCGGGTCGCAGAAAGGCGACCGGCCCAACAATTCGCGGTGGGATTAGCCCGCGAATTCGATCCCCGCTTTGGCTTCGACCGCCTTGACGAAATCGGCACGCTTGTCAGCCGGCACGTTGCGGCTATGTGCCACTTCGCCGGTCGGCACGAATTGCGCGATGATTTCCTTGATCGGCGTCGGGTCGCCAAGCTTCACCGCAGCCTGATTGCACAGCGCGCCGAGATCGGCGTCCGTGTAGGTGCGGGTCGGCACGCTGGCGGCAGCGACGGCATCGGCGGCTTCGGCCTGTGCGGCAGCAGCACGGAAGGCGGCGAATTCGTCATCCTCCTGCGATACAGCAGCAGATGCGGGTGCCTCGGTCGGCGAAGAACCAGCTGGTTCCGTCGCACCACTTGCAGCCGGCGTCGCCTGGGAAGGAGTCGAAGTCGACGAAGGTGTTTCGGTCGTCTTGGGGAATCCCTCCTTCGGCGCGGGACGCGTGACGCCGACCTTCATCCGCCAGAGGCCGTCCTTCGTCTTTCCCTTGCTGCCTGCGTGCATATCAGCCGACCACGGCCAGCCGTGCGCGTCGACTTCGTTGGGATCGCTGACGGGCGTTTCGGCGGGCGCGGGGTTGGTCGAAACCGGCGCGGCTTCGGTCGGGGCGACGTCGGCGGCAACCGGCGTGCTCGCGAGCGTCGACGGGGCCGAAGGCACCGCCTGCAAGGTTTCGTGGCTTTCCGGCGTGATCAGATGCGCGATGGACGCGAGATCGGCGAGGGCGATGGTGCCTGACAGGTGCATGTTGATGTAGATACGGGGTCCGCTCATTTCAATTTCCTTCCTTGTGATCGAGGACTTTATAAATTGTGTTCATTTTTTCCAGCGCGCGAACCAAAATCTTTTCCGAGATTGATCCAGGCGCAACGAAAATCTCCGCAGTCACTACGTTCTCTTGGCCGAAGCGATCGAGGCGGGAAACGGCTTGCTCATTCTGTGCCGGCACCCAATCGGGCTCTGCCAAATAGCACCGCGAAGAAGCCTTCTGCAAACCATCCAAGCCGGTGCCCGCTGCCTGGATATTGCCAATGAACACGCGCACGTTAGCGCGATTTACGAAATCGTCAACCGCTTTTGCACGTGCCTGCGGGGATTTCCGCCCGTCGACGCGCACGGTTCCAAAGCGGGACAATTCGTTTTCGAAAATGTCGAGCACTTCCAGATGCCAGCCGAAGATCACCAGCTTTTCGTCGCTGCCTTCGAGGAAGTCGGCGGCATAGTCGACGATCTGCGGTGCGAGCGCCACACCCATAAGGCGGCGAGCCTCTGCAATGTGACCAAGGATTTCGAAATCCTTGGTCGTTTGGATTTCGTCAATCGAAAGCCCAAGCAAACCTTCGGCAGCAAGCGCACCCTGCACCGCTCCGTCGTCTTGGCAGCGCACGATGTCATACCGCGGCGGCTTCATGAATGTGAGGACGTCCTTTTTCTCATGCCGTGCCATGACGTTCACTCGCAGCCGGTTTTGCAATTCTGATTCAAGAGACGTGCTCTCCAGCTTGAACCGCTTGCCCTCGATCGTCTTGAGATCAGCTTGCCGGTTGTAGCGTTCCTTGAATTTTTCCTCGCTTGCAAAATCAATGGCCTCATGGTCAAAAAACCGTATGAGGTTATAGCATTCTGAGGGCCTATTCAAAAGGAGCGTGCCCGTCAGCGCCAGATGCTCACGGCAGTAACCGGCAATCGCCTTCATCTTGTGCTCGCCATGCTGATATTCACCACGGGAGTTGCCAATGATCGCACGCGTCGTCAGCGCGTCGATATTCTTCATTTTGTGTGCTTCGTCGCAGATCAGCACGTCCCATTCGTATTTCGAGATCGCGCGAATGATCGCCGGATTTCGGGCCGCGTCATAGCTGATGATCTGATAATTCGCCGTTGGGTGAATTCCGTCCTTCACCTTGAGCATACAGGCGACCTTGACGTTCGGGATCGTCGACCATTCCTTGATGCGTTCTTCCCACTGGAGCCGCACCGACGCCGGCACGATCACCAGCACGCGCATCGCTTCACGTTCGTTGCAATAGGCGATGCTAGTAGGAGTCTTACCTAGTCCTGGCTGGTCCCCATTGATCCCGCCGCCGCGGGCAAGCAGATAATCGAGCGTGGCTTTCTGATAGTCCCACAATTCCTTGCCAGGCGGCAGGCGGCGCGTGCCGACACCGTCGAGCGCCCGCGACTTTTCAATCTGCGCCCGATACGGGCCGAGCGTCGGCAGGCTGACGTCAGCGAGATCGGCGAGCGAATAGGGATTGCTGGACCATAGCACCGCCTCGTGACGGCTGCTCGCGCTCGTAGAGAACGTAAGGCCTCGATAGGCCATGAGATTTGCTATAGTTCGCTTGTCCGAGACAGGAACGCGAAGAATGAAATTCTGTCCGTTTTCGGAAACGTGCATTGCCTTAATCCGTGCAAGAGCCGCAGCGATCTTCCCGCCCTTCGGGCACCGCGCTTTCGTAATTGCCTTCGCAAACCTGATCCCATAGTTGCCTTACGGTCGGTCGATCGTCCCGAAATACTCCAGGTCGATCTGACACACGTTCTTCCCATAAAATCCACCGCATCACTCTTTCCGGCGGGATTGCACCTGTTCGCAAACGTGTCTGCGTTTCCAGCGCCATGTGCACCATTCGTTGCTTTATTTTCCACGTGCTCGCCATGAAGCAAAGATCGCAATTTCCAAAATCCGAATCCAATTCGAGATCGAACGGGCCGCTATACCAAAAACGCTCGACGTCATCGACAATTACACCAGCATCAAACATCGGAAATACGCCTATACCACCTTCCGAAAAACCGCGCTTTTCGTCTTGGAGCCAGCGGCGGTCACAGCGCGCTTTTTCATCGGCGCGATAGCCGATAGCTGCGTAATATTCCGTCGGCCAACCGAGAGATTTGCGGACATATCGGTGCACTGTTTTGACTTTGAGATTTGCCGTGCACGTGCGCTGTGCCGGATTTGGTAAAGGTCGAACACCCACGGTTCCGTCTCGACGCAATAACTGTTCTGATAAAAGTGCAGCCATTGGCTCACCATTCCGTGAAAGAGTTTGGTGATCAACTAATTCAAACTTATTGCCTGCGCGATATTCGATAATTTTTAAACTTAACCCGAAATAGTCGTCCAAGCGACGTAGAAACTCGTAAGTTTCGGGACGTTCCAAACCGGTATTCTCAAAAACGAAAACCCAATCAGGCGAGAAATTTCCGTCACACGCTGCAACAATGTGCGCCATCTGATACGCCGACGATCTTCCACCAGACACACCAATAGTCATTCGCTTCGGAAGGTTGCGATAAAATTCCAAATTTTTGTAACTAAAGACTTTCATCCTGCCCACAGTGTCATGATCGAGTGATCGAAATTGCCGAGCCGAGATTTTTATATCTGCGCTCGGTGTTCGGGCTCGAAGCGGAAACCTTCGGCGCTCACAGGTCATACTCGCACGGGCTCGGGGTTTCATCCATGTAGGGCAGCGGACCAATCCAGCCTGCAACGGTGCCAGCGATCGGCTCTTTCAGGTTGTTGAGCCAACCGCGCCCCGTCAACCAGAAGCGCACGACAGTCGGCACGTCCACGCCGTGCATGTAGCAGACGTAATGCCCTGTCTCGCGCGGATTTCCCGTTTCGATTTTCACAGGTCAAACTCCTGCGCTGTGGACATCCCAGGGGGCTTGGGCAATTCCTCGCCGAGCCGGATTGCTGCGCGCATCTGATCAGACAGGCGCGTGAGGATCGCCTCGTAAACTTCCGGCCCCCATTCGATCAGCATCAGCTGGATCTGTTCGATCGACCAGCCGCCGAATTGCGCAGCGGCGATGATCTTGGCTTTGTCGATCTGCTCGGGCGTGTAGCGGCGCGTGCCCTTGTCCGAACGTGCCACGACGCCGAGCAAGCCCTTCTCCTCCCACAGGCGCACGCCTCGGGGAGTGGTGCAACCGGCGCGCGCCATTTCTTCAACCGTAAAATATCCGCTCATGTTGACTGCCCTTTTTCGTGTTTCCGCCGACTTTCGACCGCTTAACAGATTTGTGCCGTGTCGAGTTTTGTCAGCACTGTTATTCTTCGGAGTATCCCATCGCAAATTTTTGAGCCTAGCATCAAGCCTATTACCGTTTTTGTGGCGGGCTTCCATTCCTTCAGGACATGGACCAACAAAAGCCTCAAGTACAAGAGAATGTACCGTCCGCACATTGCCTTTACCAGTTTGCACATACGGATATCCGTGGCTTCCAATCGCCGCCTTAAGTATACGACCCTTGTGCTTCGCCCAACCTACAGGGCCGTTGAATTTCATGCGGTCGAGTGAACGCACCCGTCCCTGATCTGACACCTCGTAATTGGGATACCCGACGCAAGGTTTCCATATCTCAGGCACCTAGAATTTCCTTATAAAATTCTTCGTCTGAAACTTTTTCCCAATGGTGGATACATTCAACGAGGTAATATTTCCTACTCAGCGCAAGGCGAAAAGGAAGGCCTGCATAATCCAATTCGAATTCAAGCCGTCTGGCAGACTTGACGACGCTCGGCCAACGGAACGTATGCCCTACCGCAATTGCAAGAGCCGGCCATAGCGGCGCCAATTCGTCGGCAGTGTAGCCTATCCGCACGCGCCAGTGAGGAAGCCACGCAAGCGCCGCAGCAGCGTCAGGGCTATTCGGATTTGCTTCTGCCCATAGCCGCACGCCCTCCTTCCAACTTGCGATGACGCCTTCACGGTTGCCGGTGGCTTTCATCGCTTTGACAATCGCCGCCGTCTCGCCTTTCCAGAATTCCCGCCCGCTCATAGGTCAAACTCCGCTACAGATCGTATTCCAACGATTTCGGCGACAGCTTCACAGAAGTTTTGCGCCGTCGCGAAGTCGAGCCCGTTTCCGTAGGCGCGCAGCTTGCCCATGCGTCCGGTAATCCCATAAGCCAGCGGGAATGTTCCGGATTCAACGGGCCTCCAGCTTGGTTCTCCGGCAGGGTTTCGACACAGTAACCAATCTGCATTGTCGAGCGGTCCAGTTTTCCGCGAATGCAGAACGGCGCTTGCAGCATCGCCGCCGCTCCGAGCAATCGATCGGTGCCCTGCCCTGGTCCCCCATTCCGCCCATCCTGCGCGCAAGCGGTCGGCCATCCCGCCATCTGCGCCGATTTCGCTTCCCCGCCCAACAGCAATTCGTTGATGCGCTCCTTTCCCCGGCTCGTCGCCCCGCTGCCCATGGCGGTCGGTGTTTGCCAACCCGCCATCTGCACGTCGCTGATCGTGTCGCCCATCTGAATTCCTCGGGCTTGTGCTAACCGCTTGCGTTCCATGAATTTCTCGGCTGCTCCATCCTGCGCGCAAGCGGTCGGCCATCCCGCCATTTGCG